CCAAAAAAGTATGTCTACTCAACCCATTTGATGAAAAATATGAACCTAAAAACGATGAAATAGAATAAACTTTATTGTAATTGAACCTATAAAAATAATCTTGTGGGTAATAACTTCCGTTAACGTTATTAAAAACCATTGTAGGGTCATTTATAGCGTCTGTGGGGTATTCTAACCAATCTGTTGACCAAGTATATGATTTATCGATATCGTTCGAATATTCCCTTATATTTGGGATTAAATATGATCCTACTGTTCTAACCCTACTTAATGACTCGTTTTTAATTGAAATCCTAAATCTATAACATGAAGATGTTGCAACACCCTTGTTGGGGTCATTTGTAATTTCGTTTTCACCGAATTCGTTAGTATATAGGTATTCCATATTCATCGGTAACGGTAAAACAAAAGAACCGTCATCGTCAATATCTTGATTTATTTCGTATGTTTCTAATACGGGTCTATTGTATATATCTTTGTGTGTGGTAAATCTGATAATTTCAATTACGGCTGGATCGGTAATTAAACTACATTTTTGTCCCATTTTTCCTTTAGGTGTACAGTTTTTATTAACCGAATTACTTCCTTGGTCAGAAAATACAGATCCCAATAGGTATGATTTTGGTTCAATTTTTATACCTCTGTCAGAAAGGTCAAAGTCAACACGACTTAAACCAATTTCACATATACTTTCATTTCCCCAAAAAGGATAAACTTCAATAGTTTTATCAAATGAAATTATTTGAGGTAATGAACTAATATCGTCTGAAGATTTGAACGCATATGAATTTTTAAACTTATCCTCACCGACACCTTGTTTAATAAAGTCATATGGTCTTAATGAAAAACAACCAATGTCAGATAAATCAACGTCGACATGAATTGTTTGTGATCCAAGTGGAACACCCCAAATCATAAAGTCTCCGGAATCGTTAGTTTTTACGGTATATTTGTAATACTTTTCGTACACCTCCAAAATTTCTTCTCTATTAAGAATATCGGATTGGTCAGGAAACGTTCCTGTTGGAGCGTGTCCTCCATGTTGTTGTCTATAAGGTAAAAGGTTATAACGATAATTATTTTCGTTACGATCTGTTACTGATTTATATGGATATAATGACGATATAACCGGATCGGCATCGTCTGAGTCGTTTAATGGGATAAAAATTGATACCTTTGCGTTAGGAACGCCAAGACCTTTATTTACTATTATCCTTCCACACACAACACCATAATCACTACAATACGAAGCATAAGCTTCTTTCTGTGTGAATTTTAAAGATAATATTTCAAGAAGGTCGAAGTCTTGTTTTAATTCAACTTTAATGAATTGGTCTTTACCTATATCGGTCGAAATTCTATGTTTTTGCATCATTATACATAAATAGAATGTAATCTATTTTCAAATAATAATATGCAAAAAATAATTTAAAATGTAGTCGAAGTTAAAGATTTAATCCTTACCTTAATATCTTTGTTAGGAAATCTAACTTGGAATATCTGATTGGATTTCATAAAGATGATCTTATCGGTATCGTTAATTTGTTTTGTTACAACATCCTTATAATCCTGAGAAACCTCACTGGTTGAGTATTCACCTCCCGTATTATTGAAGACCCTTATATCAACCACGTTAATAACCCCAGCAATATTACCGATTTCTTTATATAAATCACCGATAAACAACGGATCACCCATCTTTCTTTTATCAATTGACATCAAACTAATGACATCTTCGATAGTTGTTTTTACAATTTCGGTATCGTTTACATTTCTATCTGAAATAATATCTATTTCAAATCCTAAATCAATAACTTCACCACTTGCAATATCAAGATAATCATTGATCATTCGGTATTCGGCCAAATATTCAATAATGTTATTTTTAAGAATGTTGGATACTACGTTAGTTAGGTTACCGTTTTCATCATATGATAGGAGTTTCACCTTGATTTTATTATCTTCTTCCATCACATTTACCTTAGCGGGAGCACCGAATAATGATGGCATATTTTCAATTACCGTTTTATAGTCATTTAATGTCACGGCTCTGTTTTGTGAAGCAAAATTATACCCAATCATTGCTCTTAAATCGTCAATAGTTGGTTGGTCAGCACCACCGACAGCGGGAGTTACATTTACTGTTCTTAATGAATTTATTACTTGTGAATTAATACTTGATACGGGTCCTGAAACGTTAAACTCTACGTTATCCACACTATTAATGACGTTAACACCTAAGTTAGACGACTTACCACCACCAATTCTATATTTTATAAACATAGTTGTGTTGGATTTTGGAATAGCACCTAATGACATGTTGTTCAAATACGTTGCAAGATTAACTTTTAACTTGTCAGTCATGTAATTATCAACATTATCCATTGGGTTGACTGTTCCTGACCCAAACGTGATCATGAAATAGTTTTCGGGGGTATATTCGGTAATAAATTTATTTGAAACGTCAATATATTTTCCCGGAATGAAGTTGTCTTTATCGGAAATTTTTGTTGGATCGGGAATGAATACTTTGTCCTGTATTAACGACTTTACTTCATACCATTTATTTGGTGATGATGAAAATTCGGATGATGTAGGATTTGCCCCGAAAGATGTACCGTCCTTATGTATAACGGCAGTAACACCCAAAACATTTTGTTCAGGTAAATAAATTTTAAAGAATGGTTTTTGTTCTAATTCTGAAATAGATCTCCTGTAAATTCTCGTTACACCATTTACAACCGCTTCCCTTTTGGTGATAGTGTAAGACACCAACTTGTTATTAACGTCAAAATTTGGTATTTTTAACCTATTTGGTTCACCTTTACTATTAAAAGGATATGAAAAATCAATATCATCGATTGTTTCGAAAATTTGTCCTCCGCCAGATACTTGACCACCAGCTTTTAATATACCTTCATATCGAATATCATCTTTATCCCCCCTAACAGGTACATTTATTGAAAAGTCACATAATGCAACGGACGGTTTTAATCCCGGAATTCGTAATCCATATGTTTTAGCAATATGAAATAAAGATTGTCTTTGTTGTGCAAAGTCTAACATAGTTTCTTGCCAAACCCTGTCAATATGAAAATGTAGGTTGTCGGAAACCGCGGCATTTAAATCCAATAGTACCGAAAAAATCGAAGCATCGTTCGTGTTTTTAACTAAATCGGGGTAATATTCTTTAGTTAGATTTACTAATTCTTGTCTTAATCCAACAAAGTCCCTTGTTGCGTATGATATTTTTTTTCCCATTCTATTAAATGTTTATTATTATGAAATCCGATGACGAAAACGCACCGTTATTGACTGTGTAATCGATTTTAACTTTGGCAGTGTATGGTTTTGACGATGCATCTGATGTTCTGAATAACCGTTCATCTTCATCTTGGGTATAACTTGATGGATCTTCAGGATCATTTTCAGCGGACATTATATCAATACTATTTATATCTAAATTTGGAATGTATTTTTTAACACCTTCCCTGATTTCCTCTTCGATCAAACTGTAACTTACTACATCGTTTTGGTCAAAGATATATTCATATAATCTAGTCCCAAAATCAGGTAAATAATATCTACTACCCTTTCTTGTTAATAGTAAGTGTATTAAGTTTGCTCTTATCTCACGCTCAGGTGTTTCAGTCATTTTAAGAAAATCACCCTTCGTACTATCCCTAAACGGGTAATCAATACCATATGTTGCCATAACTATAAATATAATGAATAATAAAATGTTTATAAACAAAAAACGGACATGGATACGGACATTTTTTGTGTCCGCTTCCGTGTCCGCATAAAATATAAGGTTATAACCTTATATTGTATAGATATTAGGCTGTAGCCTAATTTATTTTACTTCACAACCTTCAGGTCCTGCACAAGCTAATTCACCTGAAAGATTTGTACTGTCTTGCATTTCAACTACCCTTGATAGATCAATTGTATGTAATTTAGAAAACATTTCTTCGAATTCTTCTTTTGTACAGTCCGTAAACGGGGTTTGTACATATGATCCCGTATCATGTGGTAAAACGGCAAGTCCATTATAGAAATTTCTATTTTCCCACATCCATTCACCGACACTTTCCCATTCGTCGGGTTTAAGGTTTACGGTTGCCGACACATTATGTGTGTTTGCTCCGCTTATATGACCCGGTTTAATCCAATTTTGTGATATATGTTTAATTCTTTCCAATAGATGTAATGCACTTTCAGTTCTTAAAATTGAACCTTCGGGTGCTTGTTGTGGAACACATATAATTGCGGTATCGTGAGGTCTGAAAAAATCGTCCTCTAATAATTCGGGATGGTATATTGAAAGGTATGTATAGATAGCTTCGTTTTTACCAACCCTAATTCTACGAATATAATAGTCGTTATGCCAAGCGTGGATACCACTTCCTGTACCTAAAACCAAAGAAGCTGTACCACTTGGTTTAACTGTGGTTGTCCTTGCCGACTTGTTTATTCCAATTAATTCAGCAACACGGGCATTTTCCTCTTTAACAATTTTAGCTGATTGTTTGGTATCAAAATTCAAAATTCTACC